CGCCTTCAGTCTTGAAGTAGACCGTCGCCAGAAACTAGAGAGATATAAAATACAAGACACCCCAATTCTCTCCAAATAAGAGTGCCAGGAGGGCATCTGCCCCAAGTCAAGGGGGGTGGGGAAAGAGAAACAACGCTACATCAATGCCGCTGCGGCCAGTTTCCCCATCCGAATTACCTCTTCCGGATTCTTCATCACCCAATCCAAAGGTTGCTTAGCCAGACGACGAACCACAGCCAAAACTCCCCTCTTCTTCTTGGGATGATCATCATTGGAACTACCCGGAGGAACGGACGCGAAAACGGCAGACATGACTTCATTCAACCCAAAAGCACTTGGACACGGTGCCATGGCCCCAATCGCAGGATCAAGCGTAAAGATCTCGTAGTTGCACGAGCCCTTCAGCCTAATCGGGGTGTACGGTTGCGTCAATAGAGCCGCAATGATGATATAATACGACCCATTATCCCACTCGATTGGGTTATAGGAGAAGTCTTGACCCTCACGCGGTTGCCAAACAATGTGACACCCTTTCTCCAGCGGGCCATCCCAAGCACCAACGGGCAAAGCCGCAATTGAGCCCAAGGGGTCAGCTGGATCGGGGGTCCAATGCCGAGGAACCATCGCGCAGGCCACCCTCCCCGCGAGTGTGTCATACGCTCCCATACAAGTCAGCAACATCGACATACCCACAATGCGGAACTCGTCCAGGTCCTGATTCCCGCTGAGCACGGAAAGACTTGACGAAGTACCCGCAGGGTAAGTCAGAGTTTGGGCCGTCGAACTGGGCACCTTGCCATTCATCACAACTTCAAAGTTGATGGCCTTAGTTGTCGACGTATTGCCATTGCGAACCAGGAAAGCGATCGCATCAAACCCTGCCGCCAGAGACGCCGAACTGGTGAACGACGCCCCTGCTGGAATGACGATGTTGTTGAAACTCGCCATGCTCATCCAAGTGCCGGTCCCCGTTTCTCTCAGGTACGTGTAGAGTCGAAAACCATATGCAGATCGGTTCACCACAGTCATTGGTACGGCCGCGGCAGGACCCGCGGCCACCTCAACAATGTCCGTGTTGGAGCCACTCACCACAGCCTGAGATGTCGCCAACTCAAACTCTGGATCATCGACTCCCCCATAGGCATTGAAATTCATGCCCGTGGTGCCGGTCGTGGTGTCCGGCCCCACGCTGCCCTCTACGCGGAAGAAGGCAACGTTGTCCACTCCAGCAGGAGGAACAGTCCCTCCGACACTCTTCAACAAGGTGTGCTCCAGGCGAGGGTACATCTTAAAGATGACCAACTCGTTTCCCCCAGAACCCGCCGTGTACGAAATGTCGAAGGGCTTGCGCCTCGGGGCGCCAAAATGCACATCACGCGAAGGTGCGAGACGCGGGGTGGCACCGGCCGGGTCATAAATGTCACCAAGATACCCGGCAAATCGCTCGAAGAGTTCGCGATCTGCCCGGCTCGAAGCGACCTCATAGACACGGCCGACAGCCTTTTCTTTCTTCTTCGCTGGTTGTTTTCCTTTCTTCGTCTCTGCCATCTCAAAGAACCTCACTAGTTGCCTAGTGGTCACCTTTCGGAATGTCTTTGATAATCTCAATACCTCAGTCAACACGAAGTAGAATTGCTGCACAAAACACACTCACCTCCTTTCAGTTCCAGGGACTGAAAGTAAGCTAGAACTCAACGCAATTGGACCCAGAGCCCTCAGCACGCCAAGAACTCGGATACAACCCTCCGACCTCCAGAACCTCCAGATGATCGAAGCAAGGCGGGGGCTCCATGCCCAGGTAGTCAACCTGAGCAAGGCGTGCCCAGCCACTTCCCCCAAAGTGGCCGGGTGCATTAACTTTCTCCCCCAATTCGTTTTCCATATACCGTTGTTGATCGCGAGACAGCCCGTAGCGCACCGCCACCACTTGACGACACGCCTCTTGCCACTGCACCGAGCCCTGGATCTCAGCGCACTCCCGCAATTCCTCCAAGGAGGACCCACCGTAGTGGATGTTGCGATATTCCCATTCCGGTTCGATCCAATCTCCCCGGGTTCCTACCCAACCATCCACCCAGATGCGCAACAACGGCATCAACAAAGCGTCACGATTCGATATTGCAACTCCTTTTACGCGGCCAGCAAAATCCGCCGGCGCTTGCCCCGTTCGGCTAAGCATCTTCGCCCACTTATTCAGACGAGAGGGAACAGGCGTCCACCAATAACGCCGCGCCCCCGGCGAACTCAAAGCTACGAACACACCTTTCAGAAACTCAGCCCCGTGGCAACCCTCAGGATTCGAGGAGATCTTCATTTTGAGCCCCATGGCACCAGCCACGACACCCTTGAATTCCCCCCACCTCTCTCTGGACACTACTCCTCCTGCTTTCTCTACCAGCGAGCGGGCCAAGGACACACCGCCTCGGTATTGGATAATTCCCAACGAGTTCAAGAACAGCGTCCAAACAGCCCCAGTAGGGAGTTGCACACCATTCTTCACCTTCACCGAGAACGACCCGAATTTCCCCTTAGCCGTATAGTCCTGCTTGTGCCGCTTGACCATCTCATTGGTAACCTGAGCAGGAAGACCAGCTTTCTGGAGGCCCTCCATCTGTCGACGAAGGAACAAACCCCGCTGAGTCGTATCATACATGCTAGCGTCCGCCGTATGTTCGCGGTCAATGTTATCGTCACCGCAGACGAACGCAAACTCTTCTCCACTAGCCATCGCTTCTGAAAATTTCTTAGACAACATGTATTGGGTCATGCCCGAAGCCCAATAAAAGGTCACCCCTCCATGCCAAACCCGCCAGCCCCGTCGGCTCTTGATCTTCCCAAGTACTCGGTCCAACCAAATAACCAGATAGAGCCACCAGACACTAGGAACGAAGAGAATGAGCCGAGGTTTCGCCTTAAAGAGCAGTTCGTCTCCTTTCACGAAAAACTTTGTTGTATCCTCGACCTTCGGATCATCCAAGGTGCTCAAGCCCATCATTAGAGACTCAAAGAGCGTCTCCATCCTTCTCTTGCTGCTAGGTTTCATCGAAGCCCACAAATCTGCGTAGACGGCCGCATCTTCCTCGCCTCGCAGAGACATTTGCGCCACAATGTCCTGATCGGACACCTCATGCGCTGACCAACCAAGTTCCGTTCTGACTGCTCCGCAGAAGTCGACGTGGGGAAGATCTACCGCAGTAAGAAATTCCTCCACGGGAACAGATATACCATCCCACAAGAAACCGTTCGCACACGGCGGTTCTTGTCCGCACCTCAGTCCTGCTGTAATGAGCGCCATCCGGTCGGTGTTTGCGGGCCAGTAACCAGGTACTCCAAAGCTTTGATAATACCAAATCCTGGCTACGGTGTCATAATCCTCGGGATATGGAGGGACCTCTCTCCATTTCACTTTCAGGGCAAAGCCTGGACGAGTGCTCACAGCAGAGGGGTCACGAAGCAAATTTACGCGGCCTGAAACATCCGCCCCGACAGCAAAGTGCGCTGCCCGAACGAAATGAACCCCAGGTTTTGATGGTTGTCCATCCAGCAACCACAAAGGCAGGTCTCCCCGCCCCACGTCCAAGAAGTACTCCGGACTAACCCTCCACTCCAAACCCTCTTCCGACTCGTCCCACTCCCAAGGAAGTTGCTGCCCAACCTCGCGATCGCATTGGGGAATAAGGAGTTCCGGGGGCTCTTCGGGCGCTGGATACCTCCGCGGCAACGTTCTGAACACCAGCGCCCCCCCTTCATCCCACTCTTCCAATGGGGCTTCCTCCTCTACTTCATGGTAGACAGGTGCGTACAACGGTCTCCCCTTGCACTCCACCTTCACCCTGTTTCGTGGATTTACCACGTGTCTTTCGGCACGCGGACGCCCAGTACAGCAACAACACCAACTCCACACCCCACAGCACGCAAACCAGGAGAAGGGTTTGAATAAGAACGCGTACCACCTTTCGATGGCCTTGTCATCATCCGCCCAACCCGAGTGAGCCACGACGTGTTGAAATGCGGCGACAGCCTCAGTCAAAGCCGTCCCGTGAAAACGAATGTCGTACCTCTTAATCGCCCACTGCTTGAGTGCGTTGTTATAATCATTCCGTCTGAAACCAACAACTTTATAACTTGCCACATGTTTCTCTTGCAACACCATGTACAAATCATGACTTACTTCCAAAGTATAGACGACCTCCCTGAAGCCGGCACAGATCCGAAAATCCGTACCGGGGATCCGGCCCGTGAACCGCTCTGCAGCTCTCCGCGCCTCTTCCTCCGTCCACACCGTTTCAATTTGTCGCATACTCCCTCCCCGGAGCTCCAATTCAGAGTCTTCACGAGGTTCGAGTGACACCACGTCCCAGAAGCCCAATCGGCCCAGAAGATTCCGCCTCTCAGGGTAGACGAAAACCTTGTTCTTCCAGACAAAATGAGTCACTGATGGCCATAACATGACGTCACCAATCGACAGGCCCACCCCATATTCAGTCAAGGGAGCCTTTATTAAATGTGCTAATTCATGAAGCCAAGGCATGGGATCCCGAATATACAGACCGATATTTCGGATCTGTTCCAGAACCTCATCCTCGTCGTCAGTGGGTGAATAGTCCACCGACCCAATCCGGTAGCGCCAAGTGTCGCCAGCACTTGCTACCATCACTTCTTCCTCTTCGTCTACAACCCACGGAAGGAAAGAGGAACCCTCCGGGGGCGGGCACACGCGATCCGAGTGCCAAAGATCCGAGCGTTTCTGCAGAGCTCGGCCCCTCTTAAACTGATTCATAAAGAAAATTAAAGAAAGCAAGCCAATGTTTGGATTCACTTTCTTTAACGTTCTACATGAATCCCTTACCGTACCCCGAAGAACCCGGGGGGATCTAAGCGATCCAAACCTCGGACTCGAACAGATGCCTTTCAAGCTTCTCCGCACACGCAGTTCCTCACCCTACAGACACCCGCCTATCCGGAGTTAATAACAATACATAGACAGATCAACGCGCTGCCACCCGCGAACCCAAGTGGGATTTACAACGCCCACATCGTTGAGCCCCTCCCAAGGGAGACACTTGACTTCCAATTTCTAGCCGAAAGTCCATAGAGCCGAGCCTCTGTGCTTACACACTTTGACTAGGATTCATACCTGAACACCGCGGAACTCCCGGACCCGTAAAAACCTCACGTAGCCCGGGTTCAACACCGGCGAAACAGACAGAGCCCACGAGTGGTGCCCCGCTCACAACGATAACACCACTCTACCCGAATGATTCCAACCCATCGTGTGATGTTCACTACAGACCACAGTTGGAAGCGAAGAGGAAGGTCTTCTCCTCTCCACTGAAATGTGCCGG